TAACTCGATGATCGACGAGATCGACAAGGCAAAGAAGTCACTTGACGGCCTGATCGATAACAAAAGGATCTTCTCGCTTTTATATGAGCCGGATGACGACTTAAAGACCGGCGATCAGTGGATGACGGATGACAGGATCCTCTTTCAGGCAAACCCCGTCTCACTGACAAGACCGGAGATGCTCGAAAACTTAAAGGAGAAGCGGACAGACGCGATCCTTTATGAGAATAAGCGGGAAAACTTCCTGTGTAAGCACTGCAATATCCTCTACAAAGGACTCGGAGTAGAAGGATATATCGATGTTCAGAAGGTAAAGCAGTGCAGACGCGATAAGGATGACGAATGGTGGCGCGGCCGTAAAGTATGGCTCGGCCTCGACCTCTCATTATCAGATGATAACACTTCCGTCGCTATGTCGACAGAAGAGAATGGGATCATATATTCAAGGGTTACGGGCTTCCTTCCGGCGGACAGAGTCGAGGCGAAGTCTAAAAAAGAGGGTGTAGATTACAAAAGACTCATCAAAGAAGGCAACTGTTTAGCCTGTGGGAGTGAAGTTGTGGACTATTCCACCGTTGAAGAGTACATCCTCACCCTTGAATCTCGTATGGGCGTAGAAATCCAACAGGTCGGATACGATCGCTGGAATGCGATATCGACTATCCAGAAGCTTGAAGCGGAAGGGATAACGTGCGTAGAGATCAAGCAGCACTCGTCAGTATTGCACGCTCCAACGAAGCTCCTCAAGGAAGCGATCCTTGACAAGAAGTTCGCATACGACGACAACCGCCTTCTGGAGATCAACTTCCAGAACGCGAGATGCACGGAAGATACGAACCTCAATAAGTACGTGAACAAGAAGAAGTCGGCCGGCAAGGTCGACATGGTAGTAGCGACGATCAACTCCGTATATCTCTTACAACAGGAGATGCTTTACGGAATGGACTTCGTCGTTCAGGTGATTTAGGAGTAGACAATGGGACTTTTTAAGAAGAGAGCGGAAGAAAATACGGACAGCATACAGCTCAATGATGCGCTTCTTGAGGCATTCCTTCAGGATGACTACGTATCACGAAAGATGGCTATGAACGTCCCAACTTTCGCCGGATGTATCAATACTATCGCAAACACGATCGCAAGCGTACCGATCTACCTCTACAAGAAGAAGGATGACGGATCGGCGGAGAAAGTGGACGACGACAGAGTCGACTTACTCAATTATGACACGTATGACACCTTCACCGGCTGCGACCTGAAGAAGCAGATAGTCAAAGACTACTACACGAACAAAGGCGGATACATTTACATCAACCGTCCCGGAACGAAAGTGAGATCACTTCATTACGTGGATCCTGATGTCGTAACCTTCATGTATAACGAGGATCCCATCTTCAAGAAGTACAAGATCTTCGTAAACGGGAAAGCGTACCACCCTCACGAGTTCATAAAGATATTAAGAGTCACACAGAACGGATGGAAAGGAACATCCCTCATCGCAGAAAACGCGACCATCCTCTCGGTAGCATATAACTCGCTCAAGTTCGAGAACGCCCTGGTCAAGAAGGGCGGAAACAAGAAGGGCTTCCTGCAGGCGGCCCACAAGATAGCCGATGAGGCATTAAAAGCCTTAAAGGACGGATTCCGGAGACTCTACTCGAACGACGGAGAGAACGTGGTCATCTTAAATGACGGAGTACAGTTCAAAGAAGCTTCCGAGACATCTGTAGAGATGCAGATGAACGAAAACAAAAAGAGCAACGCGAATGAGATCTGCAAGCTCTTCAATATGCCACCGTCGATCATAAACGGCGGAGCGACAAAAGAAGAGAGACTGGCATACGTCCAGGACTGCATCATCCCGTTGCTTGACGCAATATGTACCGCACTTAACCGCGACCTCTTACTCGAAAGAGAAAAGAAGTCGTATTTTTTTGCAGCTGATACCTACGAGCTGACAAAAGCGGACATCAAAACAAGATTCGAAGCCTATGCAAGCGGTATCAAGAACGGATTCCTTCAGATCGATGATATCCGTCGCCAGGAGAACATGGCTTCACTCGGCCTTGACTTTGTAAAGCTTGGCCTTCAGGACGTACTTTTCAACCCTGAGAACGGAATGCTGTTCACTCCGAATATGGGTTTGAAAGTAAATATCAATGACGTGGCAAATGGTGAACCTGTACCTGATGGGGCAGAGTCGGGCGGTGCACAAGTGCCGCAGACAACACCCGATCCGAGCCAGAATAACCCGGATGATACGTCAGGAAAGGAGAAACCAAATGAAGATAACGATCAGAAGTGATTCGGTCGAGATCGAAGGTTACGTCAACGCAGTCGGAAGAGACTCAAGGCGGATGTCTGATGAGTACGGCAACGGATTCGTTGAACAGATGCAGCCGGGCGTATTTGCCCTGGCACTTTCAAAGAATGCCGAAGTCGAGATGCTCCTCAATCACAAAGCCGACAGAGTGATCGGAAAGACGGGAGACAACCTTGAACTCGAAGAAGACAGTATCGGACTTCATGCGAGAGCAACGGTCACGGATCCGGAAGTGATACAGCTTGCCCGCGACGGAAAGCTTGTCGGATGGAGTTTCGGCTTCTACACGCTCGATTCCCGGACAGCGTATGACTACGACACACATGTCGAGAGATCTATCGTGACGGAGATTGACCTCAGGGAAGTATCCATCATAGACGACACCATGCTCCCGGTGTACGCCGGTACAAGCGTTCATGCAAGAGCACAGGAAAAGGACAAGCTCATAACAAGAGCGATGACCTCTGATGTGATTCGCACTATGGACAACCGGAAGGCCGAAGAGCCGAAGGAGCCGCAGGAAGAAGAACCTGCACCCGAGCAGCGGGCGGAAGAGACGCCTGACTACTCAAAATACCATGAAACCATCGAAAGATTAAGGAGGAAATGAAAAATGAAAGAACTCATGGAAAAAAGAGCACAGCTCATGGAACAGATCGAAGAACTCTCCAAGTCCATAGAGATGGAAAAGAGAGCATTCACAGACGAAGAGAACACAAGGTTTGACGCACTCACGAAGGAAGTTGAGTCTATCGACGCTACCATCGCTCAGATGGAAAGAGCTGAGAAGCTTGTCAAGGTAGACAACAAGCCCGACGAGGCAGCAGGCACAGAGTCAAAAGAAGAGATGGAAGTAAGAGCTTTCGCACAGTTCATCCGTAACGAGAGAGCCGGAGATTCCAACATCACAAAGGACGACAACACAGCAGTCATCCCGAAGACGATCGCAGACAAGATCGTTGACAAGATCAAGGACATCAGCCCTCTGTTCAAAGACGCTGAGAAGTTCAACGTTAAGGGCACTCTTTCGATCCCTTACGTAGACGGATCAAATGACAACCTCACGGTTGCATACGCTGACGAGTTCACAGATCTCGAAGCAAAGTCAACGAAGCTCCTCTCAGTAGACCTTACAGGCTACCTTGCAGGCGTACTCGCAAAAGTATCAATCAGCCTCATCAACTCAACAGACATCGAGCTTGTTGATTTTGTCGTAGCTAAGATGGCTATGGCTGCAGCAACATTCATCGACAAAGAGATCCTCGTAGGAACTCCCGGCGATCCTTCAGCTTCTCCGGCAGTACCTGCAAAGATCCTCGGTCTTTCAAACGCTTCCCAGGTCGTTCTCGCAGGCTCAACAAGCGCGATCACATCAGACGTGCTTATCAAGCTGAAGAACAGCCTCAAGAGCGCATATCAGTCAGGTGCTTACTTCGTAATGCATCCCGACACCTTCACAGCTTGCCAGCTCCTGAAGGATAAGAACGACAGATACCTCTTCAACGACGACATCGTAGAAGGCTTCTCAGGAAGGATCCTCGGCAAGCCTGTATACGTTTCGGATCAGTGCCCTGCTATTGCTGAAGATGCTTTCGCAGTATTCTACATCAATCCTGCACAGGCACTCGCAGTCAAGATGGTTGAGGACAGCGTAACGATCCTCCGTGAGAAGTATGCAACTCAGCACGCACTCGGCATCGTTGAGTGGGTAGAGCTTGACGCACGCATCCAGAACCAGCAGGCAGTAGCAGCCCTTAAGATGGCTGCATCGTAAGGAGGCCGAACATGAAGATTACAGCAAAAGTAAGCTTCTCAGGTCGTGATTTTAACGCATCATCCGGGCAGGTCTTAGACTTGCCCGATGAAATTGCGAAGGACCTGATCGGAGCAGGTTACGCGGAGCCGGTAAACGCTCCCAAAAAAGCGGAGGCGAAAGATGAAGATAAGCGAGATAACGCAGGATCTGATACTAAGTCAGCTCCGAGAAAACGCGCAAGCTCTAAGTGAGACCGAGAGAGCGTACATAGATGCGCTTAAAGAGGCAACAATCGCATACATCAAGGACTGGACGGGGATCAAGGAAGTCAGCACTCCGGACGAGAACGGAAGGATGCTCGATAACTACGAAGACCTCGTATATCCGTTCATGGCGATCATCTCATTCATGTATGACAACCGCCAGATGACGGTAGAGAAGGACAAGATCAATCCGGTTGCGGCTTCAACGCTGAATCTTCATTCGTTCAACATAGTTCCGGAGGAATAAACATGAACGCGGGACAGATGATTTCTAACGGAAGACCTTATGAAGTCACAATACAGAAGCTCATAGGAGCCACAGTAGACGACTCCGGGTTTGATACAGAGGAAACGTGGGAAGATTTCTATACGAATTATGCTTACGTCAATTCTCTGACCGGAAGCGAGCGCTGGATGGCGGCACAGATTGAAGCGGACCGAACGGTCCGTTTTTCGTTGCGCTGGCATCCGCAACTTGATGAGGTCAAACCGAAATACTACAGATTGCTCTTTGCGGGAAGGATATACACGATCACATTCGTGGATAACGTCCAGTACAAGAACGAAACGGTCAAGATCGACGCACTGGAGGTGGAGGCGTAATGGGAATGACTTTCGACATGGAAGGCTTCGGCGGACTCAGTGGAGATATAAGCCTCTTCGGAGGCCTGCGGTTCGAGGATATGGCGAAGAAAGTTCTCGAGGATGTCAGGACAGATATGGAAGACGGGACAAAGCAAGCCCTCAGAGCTTCCATAGATCACCCGGGAGACTCGGAACTTGTCAATTCAGTCAAATGTTACGAACCTGCAATGACACGAAACGGAGAAGGCGCGAAACTGGTATGTCAGCCGACCGGAAGATCAACATCCGGAAACCGTTACCATACCGTCAGCCGCGGAAAGACGATTTCAAAGCCTGTCACGAACAATGACAAGGCCTTCTGGCTCGAATATGGAGTCGCAGGAAGGCAGGCAGCGAAGCCGTGGAAAGACCGGGCGACCAACTCGATAGAGGGTAAGGTCACGCCAAAGATTGAGCAGGCTATAGCAAAGGAATTAGGAGCGACATGAACATAAATCCTGACATTCAGAAACTTGAAGAACTCACGGGCTTACCCGTATCACCGGATGTTTATTCCGGAAACAAGGACAAATACATAACGTATGAGTACACGGACGAACGCCCGATCTTCTGGGGAGACGATACGACTCTGTATGATCAGCTGATGGTCAGAGTGAATATGTTCACGCCTCCGAAATTCAACTACATGGATCTCAAGCATA